AAACGCTTGATAAGTGGGATGTTTTGTTGTGAGGTTGAGCTCACTTAGCGCTGAAGAGTTTGTATCAAGCTTGTGTATCTACCATAAGGAGCAGAAGAAGCTGGCGTTCTTTGATTTGAACGCGGCTCAGTTAGAATTGCTCCACTTGATGCAGAATCACACCCGTATTCTGGTTCCGAAAGCGAGGCAGTTGGGAATCTCTACGGTGATTCGGGCGTTCTTCTTTTGGAAGGCGTACATGGCCAAGGAGCCTCAGCCATATGCGGTGATGAGTCACACGAGAGACTCTGCTGAGAACCTGAATAAGATGGATAAGACCTTTTATTCCAACATGCCCCCTAAGTATCAGAAAACATTGGCTAAATTGAACACACGGCACATGGTTTTCAAGGGGAGCGGGGCCTCATGTGACGTATATACGGCTGGTGGGCGTGGTGGTACGCGTTCATTCGCGGCTGCTGCGGCACATCTCTCTGAGTTTGCGTTTTATCCTGATCAAGAGGAGACGATTGCGGAGATTGAGGCGACGGTTGGAGAGGGACTCATCATATTGGAGTCAACGGCGAATCAGCCAAACGATAAGTTTCACGAGCTCATCAAAGGCTCTCTTGCTGGAGAGAATGACTGGGTTGTGGCCTTCTTTGGGTGGCAAGTCAAGCCAGAGTACTTTGCGAAACCGCCGCGTTCGTTTAAGATCACGCCAGATGAGATTGTTCTTAAGGAAGCGTACGACCTTTCGGATGGTCAGCTGTACTGGCGGCGTAAGAAGATTCGGACGTTGGGGAATTACAAGTTCAGGCGCGAGTTTCCCATCAATGTCCATGAGGCTTTCCGCGCTGCGAAGGTTCCTTACTTTGATCAAGAGGCAGTAGACGATATTGAGGTGCTCTCTTTGGGGAAACGAGAGAGGAGAAAGATTGAAGATCCGAATCCCGGTGAAGACTACGTAATGGGGGTAGATGTTGCTGCTGGTGTGGGTTCCGACTACTCAGCGATCACTGTTCTCTCCCTTGCGACCCGTGAGCCGGTGTACCACTACGAAGACAACGGGCTCTCTCCCGCTCGGCTCGCTGACGTTATCGTTGAGCTTGCGGCCATGTACAATGAGCCAATGGTTCTTGTTGAGGCGAACGGATACGGGAGTACCACTCTGATGCGACTGGAGCAGCTTGGCTACAGGCGACTTTGGAAAGACAATAAGAAGCGCTACTTTGAAACCAGAGCCAAAAGTAGACAGCTCCTCTTTGAGCATTTGAGAGAGCAAATCGAAAACCGTATGTTTGACGCGCTGGATGAGCGCTTGATTGATCAATTAAAAACGCAGTTCTGGGATACAGATAAACAACGCCCCGACCATCCGAAGGGTTCTCATGATGATCTTTTGATTTCTTTGGCACTTGCGCTTTGGTGTTGTAAAGATATACCCTTGTCAATACTACATAATTTGCGTGCCAATATTATTGATCAAGCAAAGCGAAGAATGAGAGCGAAGAAGGCAAGGCGTGCCATTCCTTGGCGTACCAGCGTCCCGCGTAACAGGAGTCCGTACTAATGAAACCTGAAGAAGTACACCAGATGCTCACACACCATGTCGCGTATTGGGACTACATGCGGCATGACATGCTTAAGTACAAGTCCCTGTATGAGACAAGATTCTGGGATGACCGTCAGGATGATCCAACCGCGATCACAATTCAAACTCAAGACTGCTTCGCGTATGTGGAGTCTTACATCGGGAGTCTTTATGCTCGGAACCCAGCCATCGTACTCAAGAAGGGACTTCGCGGGACGGGGAATCCAGATAAGGCGGCAGCGGTCGCCAATGAATTTCTCTCACATGCGAGGCAGCAGATCGAGGACGCGTCTCGGATGGCGATCATCTATCCGAATGCCTGGTTTAAACTCGTTCCGCAAAATACCGATGATGTGTACGACAAGCTCCTCCCAATGGCGCTGGCCCCGTGGGAGGTTATTGTGGACAGAGACGCGCCCAGAGCGGATCGCCAGCGTTTCGTCGGACACGTTTATTACATGCCGCTCTATGAAGCGAAGGAAAAATTCGGGTCGAAGAAGTTTAATGCGGTCGACCGTGAACCGTACTTCAGCTCACGCAACGATACTCCCCCCGGCGAAGAGTACACACCGAGAGATACGCAGTTCGACAAGTATGTCCAGATTGTAGAGATGTATGATCTCGTCAATGACAAGTTGCAATTCTGGAGTCCGAACTGGAGCGATGGCGATAAGTTCTTGGAATCAGTAACGATTCCTTTTCGAGACTACGCAGATCGTCCCGTCACACCGTTGGTCCCCTTCTTCTTTACCAAGATGCCTGATCAACCCATGACGGGGTACTCAGGGGTGAAGCGAATTTACGACCAGTGTTACGAGAAGAATGTCGTAAGGTCTTTTCAGGCCGGCGCTATTCGAAAGGCTTCTCGTCAATACATTGTTCGCAAGGGTGTGTTTGACGAAGAGCAAATGGCGCAGATCACCAGCGGCATTGATGGACTCTTTGTGGAGATTGACGAAGAGGACTTGGACGGGGCGATTCGCCCAGTGCCCCACACCCCTCTTTCTCCAGAGGTCGGGCTCTATGCGCAGATGGTCACCCAAGATAAAGATGACGCAGACATGCAAGCGCCCTTTACGAGGGGACAGGCAGAGGGGGTCACCGCGACAGAGATCGCAGCGCTGGCCAGTTACTCATCTACACAGCTGGGCTCGATGGCCCGAAAACGAGACGAAGCAATAGAGGCTTTGGTCAAATCGTATCTTTGTATCTTAGGTTTATTTCTTGAGGAGGAGCGCCCCGCGTCAATCATGATCGACGGTCTGCCCACCATTGTTACTCCAACCGACGTCATTGCCGACTTTGATGTTTTTGCAGCAGATCAGGCAGCAACTCCAATGTCTGAACAATTGGCTAAGCAGCAATTGTTGCAAAATATTCCAGTCTTGACCTCCTTGGGCGTTCCTCCTCAAGAGCTCTTAAAAGAAGTCGTCCGCATTCTTGGACTCCCTGAGTCATTTATGGTTGAGCCGTCGATTGGCCCTGAGTCCCCAGGCGGGCGCGCTGGCGCCATTGAGTCGGAGCCAAGCTTAGAGCAGATGATCGCCAATCCATCGGTGGGTAATATTCAATCAGTTTTACCGGGAGAATTCTAATGCCCCTTTGGGATTACAAATGCGACAACGGACATGTAGAAGAACATATCTTTTTAGCAGGCGAAGAGAGTCCGCGCTGGCTGAAATGCCAGACTTGCGGAGAGAACACTCGAATCCAACTCCCTCTGGTTTCGAGAACAGCCAATAGATGGGGAGACACAAATGGTGGTTATAACAAGCACTTACAAACATATGTCTCCAACTCAATGCACCGTGAAAAAATACTTCGAGAGAAGGGCCTTGTGGATCTTCGAGATATGCCAGAGCATTACTTTGAAGATCGACTCGAACAAGAGAAGCAAGAGCACAAGACCCACGGCAATGATCTTAGAGAATACAAAGCGCACCTTGAGTCAGGATGTGATCAAGGGGAAGCGCTGGCGAAAACATTTAGTGCAACCAAATTAAAAGAGCGAGGTTTACTCGCTGATGACATACGAGGTGAGTGATGGCTTTTACACGTGAAGAATTAGAGCAACTTCCAGATAGTGAACTGAGCGCAATTCAAGGAGGACTTCAGGAAGAAGTCGCTATGCAAGAGGAGGCAATGCGAGTACTCCCAGAGGGCGAATTCTCTGCACCGAAGCTCAACAACTTGGTTGATGCGCTGAATGAAGTGATCGTCCTTATGCCTGACGTTCAAGAGTACCCAAGCTTCGAGGAAGACATCACCGTTTTTCCGGGAGAGTTTGTTGATGCAATTGAGATGGTGAATCAAATCGCCACAGATGTTGGGCTCGATGACATGATCGTTGATGTCACCGTTATTGGCGATGACACAGACCTCGCACAAGCGGCTGGCCAACTTAAGAGCCTCGCTAAGTCACGAGAATTCAAACAGTTTTTAAAGAACCTGCCAGTTGAGAAGACCGACTTGGCAGAGCCTGCACCAACAGAACCACCTCCTCCGACTGAGGGAGAGATGGACGAGATGATGATGATGAGGATGTAATATGGACGATACACAGACAAGCGCACCTGTTGAGCAGGCAAGCGCACCTGTAGCCGAAACCCCAACAGCACAACCAGACACAAGTGATCTGCCACCTCAAGAGGCAAGGCAAGACAGGCGTGATGAGATCTACTCAAGATTAGAGGATTTTATCTCAGAGGCTCAGAAGGATGAGCGGCTGAAACAAGATGAGATCCTCAACTCAGGGGGTGGGTACACAGGCATTGATTACAATTCGGTTGTGGCTGATATGTCCGATGAGGGAAAGAAGCTTCTCTCAAATATGAGGTCTGACTATACAAGAAAGACCATGGAGATCTCCGAACAGCGAAAAGCGCTTGAGGCAGAGAAAGCAGCTTGGGAAGCCCAGCGCAAAGCATTGGTAGAGAATCAAGACTTCCATCAACAGATAGAAGAGAAGGCAAGTGCTGAGCTCGAGTTCAACCCTTACGATGAAGAGTCATACAAGTCTCACATCGAGAGAGAGGTCGCGAGGCGAATGCAAGAGATGCTTCAGCCAATGCGTCAAGAACATGAACTTCAAATGCGAAAAGGCCAACTGTCTCAATTCAAGTCAGCGCATCCAGACTTGGCTGACTACAAAGAGCCTATCTATCGGCTGCTTAAATCTAATGAACATCTTTCCTTAGAGGATGCTTACTGGATGGTAAAGGGAAAAGCATTGACAACCCAAAACCAACAGAACAGAATTGAATTAGAACGATATAAAACTGCGGCTCGTAGTGCAGGACTAAAAGTTGGTGGAACTTCACGTGCTAAAGCTGGTGGAATTCCTGATGAAGTAAAAAAACAAGGATCATGGGCAATTGCCCAATATTTTATGAAAACCAAAGGACGTTAAAATGGCGAACGGTTCTAAAAAGAAAACATCTGATCGGATGCAAAAGCAGATTGCTCGACAATTAGAATATGAGATGCTCCTTGAAGCAGCAAGAGAAGCAGAACGTTATCCAGGACAAACACAAGAACAATACGAAGAAGCCACTCGATGGCTACAACCTAAAACAGGTCCTAAAGGACATCCGCTTGCTTTTACTGATGAAAGTATGATGCAAATATGGGGTCCTCAATCGAAACCAGGAGCGCCATCAGAAGTTGTGTTTATGGAATTTGATAATCCCAATCCAACTACTAGAGGTCCACAGGCTGTAATGGGTGTCCCGTCACCAAATACCAAGATGGAGGTTCCTGTCGCACGCGATCCAGAATTAGCCTATGATGTAGGCAGTGGACGGGCGGGGTCAGGAGGGGCAAGATTAAAGCGCCAACCCGATGCTGCACGCCAAGCAGCTTTTAATATGGAAAATATCGCAGGGGTAGCGCATTATGATCCAGATGAGTCAAGAATCATGGGGCCAGAGGGAGTGTTCTATCGGACAGGCTCAGTGTCAAGAGGAACTGAAGATTCGCTTAAAGAAGGTTTACTGAATCCTATGGGTTCAGGTTTACAAAGCGCATGGGATTCTTTAGATGCAGGTCAGATTGAACAACTTAATAAGTTGGGAGACAATCAAGCTAAGGCAGATCTAATGATGGAATTCTATTATGATCACTTAGATAATCTGGCGGCTCAAGGAGTTGATATTAGCCAAATGATATTAACAGCTGGACCTGAATTGAAATCTGGAACTCATTATGACACCGATATTTACACTCAATGGGATAAGCCCCCAACTGTCCCTTCTAAAGAAGATATGATTGATCGAGCCAACTATTTCTTCTGGAAAAAATTTACTGAAGGAAAAACTCCTTCGACAAGAGAAGACCAAACAGGATCTTCTAAAATGCTGGCATTCTAAATTAGTGTAGGAGGGGCGGGTAAATTCACCCCCCGAATTTTATTGAGAAGCCCGCCCCTCTTTTTTCCTTGCATATTTTTGAGGAATCCTTTACCTTTAGGCAAAGCCCCCCGACAGGGACAAGGCAAATAGTCGGACCCGATGTTCGGACACTCCGTGGATTAAAACGATACCCCTTCCTTTTACGGATTAATAATGGCTATTTCTAACGATATTCTATCGTCAACACTCCGCGTGTTGGCTAAGGATGCGGTGGATCAGCTCTTCAAACAATTGCCTCTACTCAATGAGATCAAGGGCAAAGGTGGCGTCGAGACTATCGACGGTGGCCAGAAGATTGATCGTCCGCTTATTCTCGCTGAACACTCCAGCATCACCCAACTCTCTTCTGGTTACGAGCCAATCAACTTGGCCGTGTCCGATGTCATGCGAACCGCTGAGTTCAACTGGTGTGACTTCGTGGCTCCAATCGTGATCACCAAGAAAGAGGAACTCTCTAACCGTGGCCCCCGCGCCATTGTAAGCATTGTCGAAGCTCGAATGAAGAGCGTCATGGGCATGCTTCAGCGTGAGTGGGAGCTCCAAGCAATCCGTGGTGGATCTTCTGTCCTCACTGAGATGCTGACTCTCTCTGGGTCTAACAGCCCAACTGGTTTCCTTGAATCCAATCCTGCCCAGTCCAATGCAGTTGGTACTCTTTCCAAGACGACCTTTACTGACCTTAAGAACCAAGTGGTTGATGCAAACTCAACATTTGGTACAGCGGCTGGTAACGCGATTGGTTTCCTCACCGACTTATACTTGAACTGTCAGGTCAACTCTCCTGCTGGGGTTCCGAACCTCATCCTTGCGAGTCCCACAAGTTACAAGATTTATAAACAACAACTCTTCAACAACGAGCGTTTCATCGCTGAAGAGACCCTCGATGGTGGTAAGTTGGCTTTGGCCTTCCATAGCGCCAAGATGTTTGTTGATCCTAACCTTCCTACTGGTACAACTGGTGGTAAAGCTGGTGACCTTTCAATCTCAATGTTTGCGTTGAACACAGACTTCATCAAGGTTGTGTTTGACTCAGCAGCGAATTTTGCTGTTGAAGACTTTGAGAACATCTCAGGGTATGCCTCACGAAGTGCGAACGTTATGGTTCGTACCCAGTTGATTTTCGACCACCTCAAATCCCAGGGTGTCCTGGCACGAGCGGAGACATAATCATGGCTACTAACGATTTAATACAACGACTGCCTATGGTCGGAGGACCTGCTCTTGATGTGGCTGCTGAAAGTCACCGCAGAAAAGAGGAGACCTTTATTGCTGGTGGAACCATTACAGCTGGCGATGTAGTTCAGTGGGATACTGGTAAAACTGGAGCTGAACGCGCTTATACAGTTATTCAAAGTACTGGAACCGCGACAGGACATGCTTTGGCTTGTGGCGTAGCGCTTGAAAGCGCTGTTGCTAATGGCCGCGTAAAGGTGGTTGTTTCTGGATATGTTGCTTTGGCAAATGCTGGAACTGTTGCTGGTGCTGGCGCATTACTTGGCGCGATTGGTGCCGGTGAAGTTTCCACCATGCCAGTTCAAGCAAATGGCGCAGTAGCGCAAACAGTCTTTGGTGTTTCTTTAGGCGCTAAAGTTGGCAACTTCTGCCCAATGATTGTTTATCCACAGTTCTAATTCCATAATAGGGTTTTGCCCTTAAAGCCCCGGAGGTCTGTCGTCGCAACCTACGGGGCTTTTTCTTTGAGGTGCCTATGAATCTTCGTGACATGTTAGACATGGCGAATTCTATTTTGGACTATGCTCCAGGAATTACAGCCTATGAAACAGAGGTGAAGCGGTTTCTCAATGAAGCGTACCTTGACTTATTCTCAGATAGGTCTTGGAGTTTTGCGCAGAAAGATCTTCAAGTCAGTTTGAAAGCAGATAGAACTGCGAGTAATGGGAACATCACAGGTGCTACCACCATTACGACAGGGACCAACTTCTTTGAAGATGACATGGAAGGTATGGTCATTCAGATCAGCGGTTCAGCGACGAGCAGCAACAACAAAGAGTGGCGCATATTGAGCGTCACATCTGCTACAGCAGCAGTGATTGAAACCAAGAACGGAACCACAGCAGGAGCCACAGTAGACGGCTCTGGCGCCATCGTCTTTAAAGTAAAGCATCGCTGGGTCGCATTACCAAGTGATCTGGTTCAGGTGCTCTCATTTGGAATTCGCTCTCCAGAGAACGAGCGCCAAGACTTTGGGTATCTAAACAAGTGGCTCGATGAGCATCTTGCTTTGGATATCGACTTGGTATCCAGACCAACGGACTATGTGATGGGTGAGGACCTTGTGATCCCCAGCCCCGTCACTACACCGGGAGTCTCTATTGTAGGTGCGGGTGGTACAACTGTTCCAGCGGCTGGAACCTATGACATCTGCTATACCTTTGTAAAGTACAACAGAGAGAGCGCTCCCTCCCCCGTCTCAGCTCAGGCGACCTTCACAGCAGGTCAGCGCTTAGGGTTCACCAACCTACAGGACACAACAGGGACAGGGATTACCAAGCGGCTCTACTTTAGCAATGACGCCTTTGGGATTAAATTCTACCAAGCCCAGTCCACAGCCAATGACATCGCAGAGGGCGTGACTTCCTTGGGAACAGGAATCACCTTTCAGAACTTGGCCACTTGGTTAACCGCGAGTGAGCGACTCCAAGAGAATGATGGTCGATACCGCCAGCTGCGTTGTTATCCAAGACAAGACAGAGCGTATGATGCTACCCTCAGATATTCTTATCGCCCATTGCGTCTTCTGGACCATAGTGATGCTCCTATTATACCTGCTGAATATCATTCCTATTTAGTGTACAGGACTTGTCAGGAGCTCTTCGTTAAGCATGACAACATGAGTCAAAGCGAAGTGTATCGAAAGAAGGCTGACGATATGTTACTCCGTATGGAGAAGAGATACCTCACTGAATCGGCGACGACTTGGATCAAAGGCGTCTTCCGTCAGAGTGCTATCTACCGACGACCACGCCCAAGACTGACTCATAACTAATGCATACTAAAGGTAAATTGGTGTTGTCCCCGCTCAAGGGGATGGATGAGAACTACCCTCAAGATCCACATGGGGCAGATCTCATTGAGAACTTTACGATCAACAAGCGCACTAAAGGCTGGGACAATCGCATTGGGTGGGAGAAGTATCTCCCTTCTGCTACGGGTTTCGGCCCCTTCAATGCTACAGGACGTATTGACTCTCTCTACATTTGGTCACGTCATCAAGGAGCGCAAGAGTGGGTGATCTTTGAGACGGGGGGGTCTCTCTATTACCTAAAGCCTTTTCAACAACAGCTCCAGACTTTACAGACAGGAAGACACATCCCTGCTCCGAATGAGTCTCCGACTACGTACACGCCTGTGGGCAGATGGTTGTTGATGCTAAACGGAACCGACAGGCCCGTGAAGTGGAAAGGCTGGCCCCTTGAATTGAAGACAGGCGCACTCAGCGCCAACACTTCGCTGAATCTGTTTGACTTGGGCTGGTACATTACACCCTCTGCTCCTGAGCCATGGCAAGTTTATACTGCGGGGACATCATCAACACCCCCAGGC